CTTTTTCATTAAAACCAAACACATTAAACAATCTCTGTACCACAATGTGGTCGTTCAACTTCAAGGTAAACTCGAAGTTCTTTTCTTTCCTTTCTTCCATATTATTTTTTTAATTTAAAGTAATTCTGCTCTTTTTTTATAATACTAATAAAACTTCCCCAAAAAACAAAATTTATTTCATATTTTTGTTTTTAACCAACGTTCTTTAGCTTTCAAAGACATCTTATTTTTTGTTTCATCAGACATTTTTTTTATAAAAAAGTTGTTCTTTTTTTATAATAGATATGAATGAACCCCAAAAAACAAAATATTGGTCATCATTATTAGATATATAATTTATTAAATTATCTTCCTTGATGAACTTCATAACCGTATTTACACCACCTCTACCCTCTGGATTCAGAGGATCTTCAACCATCTCACGGATAGTTTCCTTGAGTTCATCGGTTACATTCGGATGATTATTTAAATCAATGATTTTACTCATTACTGACATATAATCAGTACCGTATGACCCCCATTTAGTATTACCTTCAACAATGGTTTTTAACGCTTTAACATTAGGTTTTTCAACCATCAATTCTTTTGCACGTTCAATAACCCAATCCTGGTCTTTCTGTTCAGTTTTTAATTCAGGAAATAGCTTTAACGCTGTTCCTTCACCAACACCTTCCAAACCTGCGATATTGTCTGATGTATCACCAGCAATCATTTTTAATAACCCAACATTACCTTGATGGTATTCAAAGAAACTATCAAAATTCTTCTTTGTTATGATTACCTTTTTATTTGATAAGTACACACTAACATCATCGGCAATCAACTGTAATAAGTCTTTGTCGGCTGATAGTATGATTTTGTTTTCATTTGGTGAATTCTTTACATAATAAGCAATTGCATCATCAGCTTCACAGCCAGGAACTTCAACTTGTCTTATATATAATTCTTCCAAATATTGTCTTATTCGTAATCTCTGACAACCAAGATCATATTTTTGTTCTTCAGTATATTGTTGACCACGATTTCCTTTATAGTATGGGTAATAACCCTGTCTATATTTAGTAGAATCCTGTCCTTCCCAAAATACAACAACTTTAGTTATACCGTACTCAGCATAAAACTTTTTTATTGTATTAATGAAATGGAAAATGGTGCCAACACTACCTTTTTCTGTTTGGATACTTTTGGCACCATGAAATCCTATTTTCAAAAGGTTTTCACCATCTATCAATAGTGAGTTAACCTTACTTTCTTTAACCTTAGTCTTCGTCATTATAGTCAACAATTGTTGCACCCTCTGTTTCAATAATATCAACATCATCGATATTAGTGTCATCACCGAATTCTTTTTTGAATTGGCTTACAATATAATCCATATGATCTTTCTTATATTGCTCGAATGCTTGTTTACCATCTTTAACATCACTTCCACTACGTTTATCGGTTTTTAAGAAACCATGCGCTGTGATAATAATATTAGAGTCTTTATATCCAAAACCATTGATGTGGTTCTTATCAACCGTAACCTTACTCCTGGTAGCGATATTAATCTTTCTACCATTCTTAGATGCTTCAATTTTAGATATACCACTTTCAGCTTCATTACCGAAACGGAAAACCAATGTTGAACATTGATATATTGCCTCACCACCTTTAGGTTTGATCTTAGGTTGTGCGCCATATGTCATAGGTATTTGTACCCAAGGTAAATTACATATAACCAATCCAGCCCAATATGGTGATGATTCTTTTCTTGTTTTATTGATTCTCTGATTAATACCCATGTTAATCTTCTCAGCAAGTACACCAGCAGTATGTTGTTTACCACCTTTACCCTCATAAGTCATTTTACATGGTACAGAACCCACAGAATCCCAGAAGAAACAAATATCCCTCTTTAATTTACCAGCATCTTGAGCATCAAGAACCTTATTTATTTTCTCGGTAACCTGTTCAACATAGTCAAGCTCATCAAAATAAATAAAATCACCTTCCCACTCACCTGTTTCAGAGTTTAATTCGGCTTTCATACCCATTAATTTTGCATGTTCCCATGACCATTTCTTCTCAGTTATTAAGAATATCGGCATGATACCTTTCTTCTGAGCATCAGCTGCTGCTGCAATCAAAGCAGTTGTTTTACCAGCATTTGAGTGACCCAACAACATATTGATGTGACCCATTGCAGGTCCTTGCAAACCTGTTGCATCTAAGAATGCCTCACCACAATCCAAAAATATATCTTGTTTGTATCTTGTAGTGCTTGCACCTAATTCTTTCTTTAAATCATCCAAAGAAAACTCTTTCTTAGAAATTGATTTTTTAGGTTTTGATTCTGTTGAATCAATTGGTTCCGTTGAACCAGTGTTAGGTTTTTGCTTACCCTTGTCCTTGTTATTGTTCATATTATAAAAAATTGTAATAATTAATTAGATAAATAAAGCTCCCGTATTGGTGAGAGCTTTATTTATTTTTATTCTTAGAACGGTAAATCGCTCATGTCGATATATTCGTTTTCTTCAACTTCATCATTAGATGATGTTGATGCTGGAGCGCTGTATGAAGCTGCTGGAGCGTTATAAGATGTAGCAACGTTATCGTCACCTGCCTTAGCAACCATCTTCTTTAATTCTGAATCCCATACTGGTTCACCACCATCGGCTACAATTCTTAGGTATTCTACATTCTTTTTGCTGTAAACATCCTTCCATGTCTTAGTGTCAGATAACCATTTAGTCATCATATCCTTATCCTTAGAAAGTGGTGTTACTTCATCATCAAGTTGTATAGATACAACATTTGTCTGTGCCTTGCCTTTAGTGGTATCTTTTACCAAAGATAAAACGATATCTCTACCTGCGATTGGGTTCCAGATTGCACCTGTTCCGTAATTTTTTTCGTTAAGACGAGCGATCAATGGCTTTAATTTATCCATTATACCCGTTTTCTTGTAATTGTGAGCAAATCTCCAGAATTTAACACCTTCTGCTTCTTTACCCCTTTGGATACATCTAACAATGTAGAAATCTTTAGAGATGTATTGTCTTGCTGATTCTTGATCAGTCTTATCACCTACTTTAAGTATCGCATACTTATCTGCGAGTGGTGATTCTTCTCCGTCCTGTGCTGGGTCGTACAACTTTACGTAGTTCTTACCAACTTTAAGATTATGGAACTTTTTAGTTACATAAAAATCAAGAGGATTATCCTGGTTTGGAAGTAATCTTAATACCACCTCACCCTCATTTTCATTCTCTGGTAATACCAGAGAAAGGTATTGTGTTAGGTCTACCTTGTTTGCTCCACCTTTGGAGTTTTTCTCAGTTTGTTTAGCATAATTGCTTGCGAATGTGTCGGCACCTTTGCCCCAATCTACTTGTGAATAGTCTATCATATCTTATCGATTTATTTACTACAATATTAGACAATAGATTCGATAAAGTCAAGTTTTTTCAAAAAAAATCTTAAAATAAAGTTTTCTTAATACCATAACCAAATACTAAAACACCTGGTGTTGTGGCATTATATGCTTGCGTACTTGCAGTAGTACCTGTAGATATGTTACGAGTAGCAGCATCAGTATTAGATAACGTTACAGATGTTGTACGATTCAACGTTATTGATTGAATAGGCATATTAATCTGGTTACCTGTAGCTAATTCAAAACGAGTGCCATTAACAGTCATATCAATTGTATCATTTGTATTACCAATACCGATAAAACCTGTTAATACAATAGTATTATTATTTATACCATTTATATTAACGAAATCGTTATTAGTATCCGCATCACCATTAGTTAATGTTTTACCAATAGTACTTATTAACTGTGTAAAATTTTCTCTAATCATTTTATTAAAAATTACTCATTCTTTTATCTTCATCATTACCAGGATAAAAACTTTTCTTTACATCGTTTTTATCATAATCTGACATTAATGTATCCATCATGGACATTCTATCTGGTTTCTTTTCCAAACCTGTTTGGTTCTTATAACCAACACCTTCAACATAATCTTTATCAGTTACGCTATAAGGATATGATTTATCAGCCAAAGCACGTCTTCTTTCATCCTCAGTTGGTGGACGCATTAATTCAACTTGCTTTTCCAATTTACCCATTTGAGATATGATTGAGTCCATTTTACCAAGACTACCCTCAAGATCATTTATCTTGTCATATATTCTTTGTAATGAACCAGCTGTTTTCTCAATTCTATGTGCAATACTATTTGTTGTGTTAACCAATTCAGTTACATCAATTTCAGTATCTTGTCCATCAGTTGGCGCACCACTCATGTCACCCATATCACCCATTTGGTTACCCATATCATCGGTACCAGGTGCTGGTGGTGTCATTGCATTAGGATCAGCCATACCTGCATTTGGATCAGCAGGTGGTGTCATACCAGCGTTTGGATCTGGTGCAGGTGCATTCATATCAGGATTTCCCTGAGCTGCTGGCATAGCATTAGGATCTGCGTTTGGATCAGCTTGAGCATTCGGATCTTCCATTGGTGGTTGTTCATCCTCAGCTTCGTTATAAAAACTGTAAACGGTTTCTTTTATTAAATTATTATTATATGAAATAATTTTATTATA